TGCCGAAAATAGCATCCCAATTGGCCGACCACTTTCCGTAATCTACCCGGCGATAGGTGTCGCCCTTGCCCGCTCCGTGCTTTCCTGCCATAGACGAATCCTCCTCATACATAGTTATACATATCTCAAAAGGAGACACGATGCCCCGTAATTACCGAACAACCAACAACAACCCCAACGGGCCACTTTTCTTTGCCACAATAACACCAGGTGGTGGCACTGCTCTCGGTCCTGCACTCAGAAATAGAGGAATAACCACAGGGGACTTCTTTGCTGCCAACGGACCTTTTTTGAGCGAAGGTCTTTATTTTTCTGTTCATGGGAGTCAAACATTCAAGTTGTATGGTAATTCTGGCGAATGTGCCGCTGACGGCAACAGATGTTTTACCCTAGTAGGAAACAATTACCACTTTATGCCTACCAAGAATCCTGAAAATCTTTGGATAATCGGTAGTCCTGCCGGAGGGACTCTTGGAGTTCGTGGACACTAATACCCATGCCCCGTAATTACCGAACAACCAACAATAATCCTAATGGTCCACTTTTCTTTGGCACAATAAATCCAAGAACTGGAGATACTCTAAGTACTTTGCTCGGTAATATCGGAATAGACACTACACCATTTGATGGGGTGAATGGGCGTGTTTTATCCAAAGGTTTGTATTTTTCTGGAGCAACAGAAATAATGAAAATTTACATGACGGCAGGTGACGATGGAACTAACAGGCATTTTACCCTATTGCCAAATACCGATCATTTCATGCCGATTAAAGATCCCACAAACATATACATTGTTGGTCTTACTAATGGTGGTACTATTACTGTTCGTGGACACTAATTACCCTTTCTCGAAAAGCCACAGGTCTTCATAGTTTCCTCCTCGGGTTTTCTTTGCCTGCCGTGATCCACCCATGGCACTCCACCGAACCTGGTGTTTGGCAACAGGACTCAGGAACTCCCCGGCAATACGGGCAAGATCTTCGCTGATGGTAGTTTTTTCTCCCGCCTTGTTTTTGTAGTTGCTCACCACGAACCCCATCCGTGCACCCCGTCGCATGGAGTCGGAACACAACCGAACAGTTTCCCGCCAGTAGCCCAGTAGCCACTGGTCGTAATGGGGGTAGGTCTGTATGCTCTGGTTTTCGCTAGGGTATATTTCCAAGTCAAAATACGGCGGACTGAACAGTACGGCATCCACCCGACCACCGTAACGATCCAAGAAATCGGTTTCCCGTAACCGTTCGCTCGGACACAGGTAGTGGTGCGAAGTTTTCTCTTCAGGGATCAGGGCAGATTCGTTCTGATGCCGTTCGTATTTCCCCTGTAGCCATCTACCGTTTTCTACCACTGTGGGTATAACATCGGTAGTCACATAGTGCTTGAACCCGCTGGAATAAAAGGCTAATTGATACGCATTCCATCCTGATACGGGTGCGAAAAGAGTTTCACCGGTGAAAAGGCCATCAAGCATGGAAAGGTATGCTGTGGGATTGAAAACACTGGGTTTGTTTGCTCCAAACATAAAGTCTGTCCAGAACTGGTCGTATCCCGTGCTTCGGCACAAGCGATCAAAGAATGCGGGACAGGCAAGGCTGTTGCGGATCTTGAAATCCTCGAACGCTGCCCGAATCAAACCCAAGCAGTATTCGCTGTCGTTGCTGTACAGTTTCTTTGTTCCGTAGAACTCCCTGAAGTTCAGGTTTTTACAAATCCGTCCGTAACTGCTGCGGTGTCGTCCGTCAAAGATTCCATCGGTGGGAATAGGGGAATGGGGAACATGGAAATAGTGCTCCAGTGGTTCGTCAAGGGAAGCGTATTTGGTGAACCATCGCTCTAGTGCGGCTTCGGCATCCGTGACAAGTATTTGGTACAGCCGCTGCTTGAAAAGCGGAAGCCGCTCTTCACGGCCATCGCCCCGAGACACACGACGGATAAACTCGTCTATTCCGCAGCGCACCGCAAAGGTTCCGCTGGTGTCTGAGATGTCTAGTACCGAGAGTTCAGAGCAAAACTCCTCGTACGACACACGGCGTAGGCGAAACATTCCCAAAAAATCTGCGAGCGTGAATATCATCTAATTCCCTTGCTTGGATTCGAACCAAGAAATAGAGATCCAAAGTCTCCAGTGATACCGTTTCACCACAAGGGAAAGGAAGAAGTGGGATTCGAACCCGCTATTAGTTAATTGGCGGAAGATAATGGAATCGAACCATCATCGCTTTCACGGTGGGGTGGTTTTCAAGACCACTTGTGCGCCATGCACCCTATCCTCCGTAATGGACTCACGGGGATTCGAACCCCGAATCCCGCCTTGCAAAGGCGGTGTGATCCCGTTTCACCATGAGCCCGTATAGGAGCGGTGGGAGTCGAACCCACACTGCCATGATCTTAAGTCGTGTGCCTCTGCCATTGGGCTACGCTCCCATAGTGGAGTCGGGGGGATTCGCACCCCCGTCTAGATCTACATCGGAAACAAACATCTACGAAACCTAGTCCATGCTTTATACAGTGATTGGGCATGGACACCCGCTCACAGTTTATGAATCGTTAGTTTTGGTTGTGTTACGATCCCTAGCACAACCTATCCGATGATCCAGGTGGGGTAAGTATCGGAGTCCTTACCCCACCTTTGCCGCTTCAAGCAGCGAGACGATAATTGGTATTAGCAGTTATCTTTTGACCGATTTGAACAGAGCACTTCGATCAACTCTGGTTCGCCGTTTGTTTCTTACTTAGCCTATCGATTCTGTTCGACCCCTTATTCGTCATTGCGAGCAAGTTTCTCGAAATACGACATGGCATCGCTCGAAAATTCGTCCTCCTCGTTTTCTGTCTTGATCTCCTTCGCACTACGGGTCTTGGCTGGAGCCGACCACGACGAGTCTTCGTCCTCGTCTGAAGCCACCTCTTCCGCACGCTTCGCAGCGGCAGGATTTCCACCAAGCACCGAATCGTACTTACGCTTCAGTTCCTCGTATGACTTGAACTCCTTTGGAGCAATGAACTCCTTCAAGGAATACTGACTCTTCCAAAGAGCCTCAAGTTTCGCATCGTCTCCCCCGAGCAGCGGAGCAGGAGCGGCAAACTCACTCTTGTCGTAGTTGATATAGCCGTCTACCTTACGGACCTTCAACTTGAAATCCGCACCCTTCCAGAAATCAAAGGGATTGACTGCCTGTTCGTCTTGGAACTGTGGGTGCATCTTCTCTTCAATCTTTTCAAAGATCTTCTTGCCGTACTTGTACAGGAAAACCTTGCCTTCATTCTGCGGAGCCGCAGGATCAGAGATCACAAGGATATTGGAAACATACGAAAGCCGACGCTTGCGGTCACGGGCAATCGTCTTGTTGGACTCAATACCGCTGTTCCACAACTCGTTGTTGCCCTCACATACAGGACACTTCTGTCCAATGGTTGTGGGGCAGTTCTCGATAAACCATCCACCCTTGCCTTGGAAGCCGTGGCTGAACTGCCGAATCCACGGAATGTCTTCTCCCTCGGGTGCGGGCAGGAAACGAATCACGGCATAGCCATTGCTCGTTTTGTCCAGAGTGGGCTTCCAAATACGATTGTCTTCGTAAAGGTCTGCTCCACCACTGCCCTTCTTCAGTTTTTCGGCTTCGTTCAGTAGCCGCTTCATGTTGTCTTGGGAATTCTTTTTCAGGTCTTTGAAACTCATGTGTATTTTCCTTTCATGTACGATGTGTTTCTATATGTGTGTACGAAGTGTACTGTGTACTAGTATGTAGTACGAACGCCCGGAAGTCAAGCACCAACCTCCCACTCCTCTAATTTTTGTTTGATGATCCGCCGATACTTGAACGGATTTGATAGGAGTCCACGGGCACGAAGAAACGGACGGTACTTCTCGCACCTTTGGTGGAAATTTTGCCAAACAGGATCGCCCTCCAATTTTCGTGAAAGATCGGGCACGAATCCCAAGATTTCGTCCAACACAATAAAAGTCTCGGGAGAAACCTCCCCACGAATAACACTCTGTAGCAGAGGGGGATGTTGTCCGGTCTCGGCACGAAAAAGCCAATCAAAGCCCCGACCCGATCGGGCTAGATCTTGGGATATGTGGGACATCTCTTCGGCAAACTCCTCCGAGAAGTTTTCCATTTTACGCTGCCAACGGGTCCATATCTCTTCGTGTCCGCCTTCCATCATCTGGCCTATCCACTGGTGTGGGTTATGGGCAAACAGGGATACAAAGAAATCCACAGGCTGTGCCTTCAGGCTTCGGGACAGTTTTTCAAACCAGTACTTGTCGCTCCGTTTCAGATACGAGGCAAACGAAGTATTGGTTTTCCCGTTGAACTTGAAATAATCATAAGAATCTGTGGTGAAATGGAGTTTAATGCCCAGATACACTTGGTACAGATCGTATCCTCTCATAGGGGTAGCCGTGTGCCTTTCTCCTTTCCTTTTGCCCGTAGCAGGTTCCGTCCTGCTGCCTCGATTCGGATCTTTTCAATCACGGTTTTGTTCAGATGCTTGGCAATGGATTGGGGCTCGATTCCGAACTGTTCACATACATCCATGACCGCATCCAAGTACGATCCATTCTTACCTTTGACTCGTTTTTCTATCTCTGTGGCAAAGTTTACTGACCCGTCAAACATGGGCGTTTTCCTTTCTGTTCTAGGGGATTATACAGCACTAACGGCGGAAGTCAAACCTAATTTCATGCCCCTGTAAATATACATACCATTGCTAACCAAAATAAAAGCCTAAAACG